CCTCGAACCCGTCAATTTCTTGCATATCGCCGGTTTTTACTCATTTGCAGGTTCGGCGGTCAAAATGCCTAGGGTCGCGGTGCCGGTCGAGCGGAAACGCAAGCTGGGGAATCCGTCGAAGGAGAAGTTGCCGAAGCAGGTTTTCGTCGCTGAGCAGGTGTCTGGGATACCTGAGCCGCTCGCTGAGCTGGGTCCGGCGGGTCGCGCTACGTGGGATCGGCTCTGGTCGTCGGGTGCGTCGTGGATTTCGGGCCGGACTGACATCGATTGGGTGCAGCTGTTGTGCGAGTGCGTCGATGAGCGGGCGGTTCTGCGGAAGCAGGTGTTCGACGGCAGCGATTGGCGTGATCGTGTGGGGCTGCGGAATCTGGAGGCTGAGATCCGGGTGATGTATTCGATGCTGGGGTTCTCGCCGGTGGATCGGAGCAAGATGGGCGTGGGTGAGGTGCGGCCGGGTTCTGTCCTGGACGAGTTGCGGTTGAAGCGTGAGCGTCGGTCGGGTCCGGTGTCGTGACGGTGGCGGGCTGGCCGCCGGCGATCCTGACACGAGTGTCGGATGCGGAGCGGGCTGCGGGTGACGGGTTCGAGGTGTCGGAGTTCATCGAGTCGTTGTGCGTGCAGGTGAAGGATTCGATCGGCGGGAAGGCGGGCAGCCCGCTTCTGCTCCGGCCGTGGCAGAAGATGCTCCTCGGTGACGTGTTCGCTCGGCGTGCGGATGGCCGGCGGAAGCACCGCACGGCGATCATCGGCATGGCCCGCAAGAACGGGAAGTCCGCATTGGGGTCGGGTATTGCGCTTCATGCGCTGATGCTGGGGTCGAATGGCGGCGAGGTGTACTCCTGCGCGGCGGATCGTGACCAGGCGCGGATCGTGTTCGGTGATGCGAAGAAGATGATCGAGGCGAGCAAGGAACTGTCGGCGATGTGCAAGATCTACCGGGATGCGGTGGAGGTGGTGTCGACTGGCTCGGTCTATCGGGTGCTCTCGTCGGAGGCGTACACGAAGGAAGGCTTGTCGCCGACGTGCGTGATCTATGACGAGCTGCATTCCGCGCCGAATGACGAACTGTGGAACGTGATGACGTTGGCGCAGGCGGCTCGGGTGGATTCGATCACGATCGCGGTGACGACTGCCGGGGTCCGCACCGATGTCACGGGCAGCGATTCGACGGCGTACCGCCAGTTCCTGTACGGGCAGAAGGTCGCGACAGGCGAGGTGATTGACTCGTCGTTCTTCATGGCGTGGTGGAAAGGCTCTGACACGGCGGATCATCGTGACCCGGAGTCGTGGCTTGCCCCGAATCCGGGCTATGGAGATATCTGCGACGCGGAGGACTTCGTGAGCGCGGTGAAGCGGACACCTGAGAACGAGTACCGGATCAAGCGGATGAACTGCTGGGTGAACTCCTCCCATGCCTGGCTGCCGGCGGCGATGTGGGAGAACTTGGAGGTCGAGCGTGTCGTGGATCGTTCGGTGCCGGTTGTCCTCGGGTTCGACGGGTCGTTCTCCGGGGATGCGACGGCGTTGATCGGTTGCACGGTCGAGGAGAATCCTTATGTGTGGGTCATCGAGGTGTGGGAGAAGGGGCCGGGTGATCCTGATGAGTGGCGTGTCCAGATTACGGAGGTGGAGTCGCGGATCATGCAGGCGTGCGGTGAGCTGGACGTGCTGGAGGTGGCGTGCGATCCGTATCGTTGGGCGCGGTCGATGGAGGCGCTGGGTGACGCGGGTGTCCCGATCTCGGAGTATGCGTCGAGCAGTCCCGCTCGAATGGTTCCGGCGAGTGCGAAGTTCTATGACGCGGTCATGAGCGGCACGATGCAGCATGACGGCGACCCGGTCCTGCGGAGGCATATCGGGAACTGCGCGGTGAAGACCGATCGCCTGGGGCCGCGCATCGTGAAGGAGCATAGGCAGTCGTCCAGGCGTATCGACGCGGCGGTCGCTGCCGTTATTGCGTTCGACCGGGCCACGTCGCGGTCCATTCTTGTGCAAGAATTGGTAGCGCCCGGATACTGGGCGACATGAGGAGGCTACGGATGGCCGTGATCGTGCAGGGCGCGGGCCTGTTCCTCGTGAATGTGGGCGTGTTTGTGTGGAGTATTCCGGCGGGTTTCGTTTCGCTGGGATTGACGGGCGTCCTCGTCGGCGTCACTTTGGAGCGAATTGATGCTGGGTAGCCTTCTTCGGCCGCGTGAGGAACGCGCCGTGTCGTTCCAGACGATCTTCGCCAGTGGCGGGAATCTTGCTCAGGAGACATACGCGGGCACCGTCGTCACGTACGACACGAGCATGAAGATCGGCGCGGTGTATGCGTGCGTCCGGTTGCTCGCCGACACGATCTCGACGCTTCCGGTTGACACGTTCTACCGTGAGGGCGGGTCGCGGCTGGTGTTCCGGCCGAAGCCGATCTGGGTGGAGACACCCGACATCGGGATGGCTCGGGAGGATTTTCTCCAGCAGGCGATGGTCTCCTTGCTCCTCGACGGGAACGTGTTCATCAGGATCTTCCGGGGCCGATCGGGTGAGGTCACGAGTCTCACGGTCCTCGATCCGACTCGGGTGGAGGTGCGCCGGAATCCGGCGACCCGCGAGGTCGAGTATGCGATCGACGGGACGGCCGGCGCGGTCCTCACTGCGGCCGAGGTACTGCACATCACGGAGCTGCGGCGGCCGGGTGCGCTGCGGGGGGTCAGCCGCATCGAGGAAGTGAAGCAGATGCTGGGGCTGGCGTCGGCTCTTGAGGAGTTCTCTGCGCGGTTCTTCGGGCAGGGGTCGACGACTCAGGGACTCATCGAGTGGCCGGGGAACTTGACGAAGGAGCAGGCGAAGGATCTCGCCGACGGGTTCGAGCAGGGCCACAAGGGGCTACGGCGTGCTCATCGTCCTGGCGTGCTGTTCGGTGGGGCGAAGTTCGTGAAGACGGGTGTCGACCCGAACGAGGCGCAGATGCTGGAGAGCCGGCAGTTCAGCGTGGAGGAAATCGCCCGGATCTTCCGATGCCCGCTGCATCTACTCCAGGTCGCGACACCGGGCGCGATGTCGTACGCGAGCGTGGAGCAGAACGCCATCCAGTTCGCTCAGTACACGCTCCGTCCGATCATCTCGAAGTTCGAGACAGCACTGTCGACGTTGCTGCCGGGACCGGCGTTCGTCAAGTTCAACCTTGACGCGATCCTCAGGGGCGACATTCAGACGAGGTTCGCGGCGTACTCGACGGGGCAGCTGTCAGGGTTCCTCTCGGTCAACGACATTCACCGGCTGGAGGACATGCCCCCGGCGACGGGCGGCGACGAGTACCGGGTGCCGCTCGCGAACGTCAACCTCGCGGCCGCGAACATCGTCGAAACCGATCGCAAGACCCAGATGCTGACCAGGTTGATCATGGCCGGGTTCGACCCAGCAGAGGCATTGAAGGCGCTCGACATGCCTCCGATCATGCACACGGGGATCCCGGTCACATCACTCCAGTCGGTAGCGTCGATCAATCCGGCTGATCCTGCGAGCGTGTATCCCTGATGCCGTACTTCATCAGCGACGCGACGGACTGCCCCTCGTGGGCGGTCGTGAAGGCCGACGGCGAGGTCATCGCGTGCCACGAGTCGAAGCAGTCGGCGGTCGACCAGATGGTCGCGTTGTCACTGGCTGAGGACATGGAGCCGGGCGGCGAGCTGCGGGCACCGGCTCCACCGAAGGATCAGATCACGGGGTCGGATGCGAATGAGCCGGGGTCGGCGTCGGGTGCTGGTGGCGATATCGCGATCAGTGCGGCAACAGAGACGGCGCTGCGGAACAAGGTCACTGAGCACAATGACTTGATGACTGAGCGGGATCGGCCGGCGTGGACGCGGGCAACGTACGGGCAGCTCGCGGCCGTGTACCGGCGTGGCTCGGGTGCGTACTCAACGAGTCATCGTCCTGGCATCGGCCGTGCGCAGTGGTCGATGGCTCGCGTGAATGCGTACCTGTTCCTGTTGCGGACTGGCGCGCCCGAGAATCCGAACTACGTCACCGATAACGACTTGCTCCCCGAGGATCACCCTCGGTCGACGAGGGGGCGGAGCGTGCGGGCTGCGACTCCTCCGGGCTACATCCGGGGCGCGGCACGCAAGGGGCTGGAGTACAACCGGGCCGGACTCGGCGGTGACGGGCTGACGGATCAGACGATCCGCGAGGCGCGGCTCATGGCCGACGGGACCGTCAGCGACAGCAAGGCAATCCGGGCGTCGGCGTGGGGGGCACGGCACGCCGTCGACCTCGAAGCTCCGCAAAACCGGGACCCACAAGACCCGGGCTTTCCGGGTGCGGGTGCGGTCGCGCATTACCTGTGGGGCATCGACCCGCTCGATCCGGGTCCGGCGCGTTCATGGTTCGACAATCAGGCGAAATTGATCCGAGAGGGAAGCATGGCTGCAAGCAGGATTGCCGGCGGGGAGCCGATCATCATCTGCGACATCGACGGGACAATCCTCGACGGGGATCGTCCGATCGTCGAGACGGTCGCATTCCTCGACGAGTCACCCGAGGACGTGTACATCGTTACTGGACGCAATGAGTCCGATCGGGGAGCGACGGAGCGGGCACTCGCGGCGGCCGGCGTCGACTACGAGGAACTCTTGATGAATCCGGGGTCGACGGCCGACACCCTCAACTTCAAGCGCGAGATGGCACAACGGCTCCTGGAGGAGTATGACGTCGTCCTCGCGATCGACAACAATGCGTCGATGCGCCGGATGTATCGGGCGCTCGGTATCAAGGCGGTGAATGTCGGCGAGCTTCCGCCGGCCACGAGGAAGGCGAGCACGATCATGGAGACACGGGCACACTTCGTCGACGACATGGAGATCAGGGCGATCGGCGACAAGATGACGTTCAAGGGCTACGCGGCGGTGTTCAATTCGGATTCGGAGCCGCTGCCGTTCATCGAGCAGATCAAGCCGGGCGCATTCTCTAGGACGCTCAAGAGCCGCAACAACATCAGGATGTACGTCAACCACAACGATTCGCAGCTCCTCGCGTCGACCCGCTCCGGGACGCTTCGGTTGCAGGAAGACTCCAAGGGTCTCCTCGCGGAGGCTGATCTTCCGATGACCACCGACGGCAAGAACATGAGCATCCTGCTGGAGCAGCGCATCGTCGACTCCATGAGCTTCGGGTTCTCGGTTCCTCGCGGCGGTGATACCTGGTCGCCAGACGGATCGCGTCGCACCCTCACCGAGGTCCGGCTGCACGAGGTCTCGGTCGTCACCGGCCAGCCAGCGTATGCAGCCACGACGGCATCGGTGCGGAAGCTCGCCGCACGGGTCGCAGTCGACGAGGTGACGCTAGCGGCCGCACTCGTCACCCTCGAATCGGGCGATCAACTGGACGCGGCGCAAGCGGATCTCATTCGCGGTGTCGTCGACCAGCTCGCACCGAAGGACGTCAAGCCGGATAATTCGTTGATCGTCGCGAAGCAACTCCTAGCCTTGATGGAGATGCAGGCGTGAGGTAGCATCCGGTTAATGCCGGGCCACGTGAGCCGTGACCTGGTTGAGTGCGGAGCCGCACTGTGAACACCTGCGGCAACCCATTCGACTAGGAAGGCACACAATGGACGTTCTGAAGGCCCAATATGAGGCACGGGCGAAGGATCTCGAAGCCGCGAAGGCCATCGTCGATCTCTGCGCTGCCGAGGATCGCGCAATGACCGTCGACGAGAAGGTCACGTTCGATCGCACTACGGAGGAGTTCTCCCGCCGTAGCGCAATGATCGAGGAACTGAAGCGGATGTCGGCCCATGAGGCTGAGGTTCGTGCGTCGCAGGAAGGCCACGAGGATCAGATCCGCCCCGTCGGCCAGGTCGTCAAGCCGTCGAACGATGTCGAGACGATTCGGTCGCTTGCTCGTGGCGAGATCCGATCGGCAGACTTCGGCATGGAGCGTCGAGATGTGCTCACGTCGAGCACGGGCGCACCGGTTCCTACGTCGTTCTACGACCAGGTGATCATGTTGGCGAAGGCTGTCGGCCCGATGCTGACTGTCGCGACGACTCTTAACACTGCGGGCGGCGAGAACCTTCAGATCCCTCGACTCTCGACCTACTCGGTCGGTACGGTCAACGCGCAGGCTGCGACCCTCGGCGAGTCCGATCCCGCATTCTCCGCATTCATCACCCTCGGGGCATTCAAGTATGGGTTCCTTACCCAGATCAGCCGTGAGCTTCTTGAAGACAGCGGGGTCGATATCCTCAGCCTTCTGGCGATGAACTGCGGTACGGCACTTGGTTTCGCCGTGAACACTGCACTCACGACCGGAACGGACACGACGGAGCCCAACGGTGTGGTCACTGCATCAGGTTCCGCCCTCATCGGTGGCACCGGCCTGGCAACGACCGGCGCGTTCACCTATGAAAATCTCGTCAGCCTGTACTACTCGCTCGATCCCGCTGCGCGTGCGCTTCCCGGTGTCGGGTTCATGGCGAAGGGTTCCTCGATCGCTGCGATGCGCACCCTCAAGGATGGCGCGGGCAACTTCGTCTTCCAGCCGGCAATGAGCGAGTCCACCCCGGATCGTGTCCTCGGTGTCCCGCTGTACGAGAACCCGGCAATGGCTGCGATCGCTGCATCCGCGAAGTCCGTCATCGCGGGCCACTTCCCGTCGTACTACGTCCGCACCGTCGGCGGCATCCGGCTCGACCGGAGCGATGACTTCGCGTTCTCCAGCGACCTCATCACCTTCCGGTGCACCTTCCGGGTCGACGGCGACCTCCCGCAGACCTCCCACATCAAGCACTTCGTGGGCGCTGCAACCTGATTCACCCTCTAGACCCCGACGGTCGGCCCTTTCCCGCAGGTACTGGGCCGGCCGTCGGGCACCTGCGAACAGGAAGGCATCCTGCGGATGGCTAAGAAGAAGAAGGCACAACGCTCGGCAAGCCGGGCAATCCTCTGGAACTCCAACTCGCCCTGGGCACGGTCAGGTTACGGCGGCCAGACGGCGCAAGTAACGACCCGGCTGCAAACGGCCGGTCATCGGCTCGCCATCGCATCAAATCACGGTCTGGAGGGCACGACCCTCGACTGGCACGGAATCCGACAGTACCCACGCGGGTTCGACATTCACTCGAACGATGTCGTGCCGGCGCACTACCAGGCGTGGGCGCATGAGAACGCCGACCTCGACCCCCTCCTCGTCACCCTGTACGACGTCTATGTCTTCGGGGGGCCGCAGTGGGATGCGATCCCGCAGATCGCGTCCTGGGTGCCGATCGACCACACCCCTGTCCCGCCCAAGGTCGAGAAGTGGTGCGCTCGGAAGAACGTGACCCCGTTGGCGATGTCGCGATTCGGGGAGGCGATGCTCGCGAACGCCGGCATCGACTCGATCTACGTCCCGCACGGCATCGACCCGATATTCAAGCCGACCCAGAGCATCACGGCGGGCGGCAAAGAGTTGACGGGCCGGGATTTCATGGGGATCGACGAGGATCGCTTCGTGTTCGGGATGGTGTCCGCGAACAAGGGCATCGTGCCGAACAGGAAGAGCTTCCCGGAGACGTTCCTCGCGTTCGCGATGTTCGCGAAGCATCACCCCGACGCCGTCCTCTACATTCACACTGAGGATCGTGGGGCGATGTCGGGGATCAATCTGCTGGAGCTGGCGGCGGCGTGCGACCTGAAGACGGACCAGCTCAGGTTCGTCGACCAGTACGTGTTCCGCAGCGGGGTCGGGAATGATCTCCTGGCAGCGATCTACACGGCGATGGACTGCCTCCTGATCCCGAGCATGGGCGAGGGGTTCGGCATTCCGCAGGTAGAAAGCCAAATGTGCGGCACGCCGGTCATCTGCACGAACACGACAGCATCACCTGAGTTGCTGGGTGACGGGTGGCTGGTGGAGGGGCAGCCGTGGTGGGATGCGATGCAAACCTCGTGGATGGTCACCCCGAGCGTGCCGTCGCTCATCGAGGCGATGGAGGCGGCGTACGCGCGTGGACGCGGCAGGTCGCAGGTCGCCCAGGACTTCGCGTCTCAGTACGGGGCGGACTTCGTGTTCAACAATTACTGGCTCCCGGCGATGGAGGCGCTTCGGTGATCCCTTGCATGATCGTTCCCATATTGAAGGGGCCGGAGATCCTCTATCGGATGCTGGAGACAATCGACTATCCGATACGCAAGCTCATCATCATCGACAACGGGGATGCGCTCAGGCATTCAATGGGATGGCCGGTGGAGCACGTTCAGTCGACGAAGGTCATCAAGATGCCGGCGAACCTCGGCGTCGCTGGGTCATGGAACCTCGGTATCAAGGCCGACCCGTTCGCCCCCTGGTGGCTGATCAGCAACTTCGACATCGAGTGGCCGGCCGGGTCGCTGCGCATGTTCGCGGAGCAGTCCGGGGAGGGCGTGCTCCTCGCGCAGTCACCGCAGCCGTACTGCGCGTTCGCAGTCGGCGAGGATGCCGTGCAGCGCGTCGGACTGTTCGACGAGGGCTTCCACCCGGCGTATTTCGAGGACAATGATTACGAGATGCGGTGCGCGATCGAGGGCGTCAAGGTGAAGCGTTCGACTATCCCGGTCGTGCATCACAATTCGTCGACGCTCGGATTCTTCGGCGAGATCAACAACCGGACGTATGCGTCGAACGCGGAGTACATGGATCGCAAGCGGTCCAATCCTGGTCCGGGCGGATGGAGCCTCGAACGACGGAGGGCAAACTCGTGGGACTGATGGCCGAGCGATACACGGACTTCAAGCGGCGGAATGCGGGGGAGACGATCTACGTCGTCGGATCCGGCGCGACCCTCGACTACGTCCCTCGTGGATTCTTCGACGGCAAGACCGTCGTGTGCGTAAACCGATCAGGGGAGGCGCTGGGACTTGACGAGTTCTACTCCGTCACCCACTACCACTTGGACGCGCACATCCTCGCGGATGCACGGCCGGATCTCCCGGTGATCGTCCCGATGGTCGAGCAGGGCATCGGCTACCCGGCGAAGACACGACCCGACCAGGCGAACGTGTTCTTCGTCGAGACGAATCCGCAGATGTACTCGCAGTTCGACACGGCGGAGCACTGGCCGACGCACGACGATCACCTCGTGTGCGGGCCGACGAGCCTGCATATGGCGATGCATTTCGCGGCGTATCTCGGGGCGCGGTTCATTGTCCTCGCGGGCGCGGACTGCGGCGTCCTCGACGACCGGGATGCGGTCGACGGGTATGCGCCAGGTGATCCGAAGCCGTTCACGGTGTGGGAGCAGCAGCTCCCGAAGGTCGCGAAGAAACTCCGGTCGATGGGTGTCGGTGTCGTGTCGCTGAATCCGTTCGTGAACCTCGCCCTTGAAGGGCATCGGTTCCGGGGACCGTCGGTCACGATTAACGGCTGATTTGTTCGGTATGATCACCGTGGAGGGAAGATGACTGCTTACGCGAGTCTTGCTCAGGTGAAGGCGGCTCTACGGATCACCGACACCGTGGACGACACACTGCTGGAGATGGCGCGTGTCGCGGCCTCGGACCTGATCGACGGCTATTGCGGGCGGACCTTCGACTCCTCGGGCACGGTCACGCGAGTGTTCGCCCCATCGGACGACTACGTGCTCCAGACTGATGACATCGCCGGCACGGCGCTGACGATCACTTCGTCGACGGGTGCGGACGGCGTATTCGACACGACGTGGAAGACGACGGACTACCAGCTGGAGCCGCTCAACGGTGTCAGCAACGGTCAGGCGGTGCCGTACACGCGCATTCGGGCGATCCAAGACTACTTGTGGCCGGTTGCCGGCGGTGAGGCTACGGTGCGCGTGAGGGGCGTGTTCGGGTTCCCGTCGAATCCTCTCGTCATCACGCAGGCGACCGTCCTGCAAGCCTCAAGAATTTTTACCAGATTGCAAAGTCCCTTGGGGGTTGCAGGCTTCGGAGAGGCTGGGGTTATCAAGGTGACGCGGGCACTCGACCCGGACGTCGCCGCACTGGTCGAGCCGTACCGTCGGATCGTCGGCGTCGCATGACGGTAACCGTCGGGGCGCTGCGGGCCGGGCTGGCGACGAACCTCGCGACGATCACGGGGCTGCGGGCGAATGCGATCCAGCCCGACAATCCGACCCCTCCGCAGGCGATCATCTTCCCGACGTCGATCACATTCGACCGGACGTTCAAGCGCGGCCTCGACGAGTACCAGTTCACCGTGACCCTCATCAGCAGCCGGGCGGATGCGCGAAATGGTCAGGCGATCATGGATGGCTACTGCGCACCGACCGGGGCCGGGTCGATCAAGACGGCGATCGAGTCGGATAGGACCCTCGGAGGAGCGTGCCAGACGCTCCACGTCACCGAGCTGTCGGCCTACGGATCGACCTCGATTGGGGATACGATCTATCTCACTGCGGATTTCACGGTCATCGTCTACGCATAAGGGAGTAAGGAAATGGCGAAGTTCGTCAGCAACGATTACAAGATAACGATTAACGGGACGGACTTCAGCCAGTCCATCGCCCAGGTCAACCTTGAGATCTCATCCGATGACGTCGAGACGACGGCATTCGGCGGCACGTTCCGCACCCGTATCGGCGGGTTGAAGGATGGCACGCTGCAGCTCGACTTCATGCAGGACTTCGCTGCATCGAGCGTCGATGCGACTCTGTTTCCGCTCCTCAACACCCTCGCGACTGTCGTCATGACCCCGACGTCGGGCACCGTGTCGGCGACGAACCCGTCGTACACGGCGCTTTGCCTCGTCAACCAGTACACCCCGTTCGCTTCGAGCGTGGGCGACCTGGCGACGCTGTCCGTTTCGTGGCCGACGTCCGGGACCGTCACCCGCGGCACCGTCTAACCGAGGGGTCACCTGCGATGATCAAGCGAATCCCCCTCAAAGTCGAGTACGTCGACGGCACGATCGAACGTGCGCTATGCACGGGCGCGGACTCGATCACGTTTGAGCGGACCTATGACCTGGGCACTGATCAGGTCGGGAAGCGGCTCGAATACGTGTGGTTCCTTGCGTGGGCGGCGTTGACGCGGACGGGGAAGGTCACTCGCACGTTCGAGGAGTGGCTCCCTACCGTGGAGGGTGTCGGCGACGACGAGGATTCGGAGGGGCTAAAGGAGATCCGCCCTTTGGAGAAGGCAGTACTCACTTCACCCTCGTCCACCTTGCCTACGAGTTCGGACTTCCTCCTTCAGTGATCCTGCAGGAGTCGGATCGGATGCAGATCACGATGTTGCGTTACCTGCGGTGGCGTCATACCCAGCACGGCGACGGACGGAGGCGATCCAAGTGATGAAGGTGAAGGTCACGGGTGAGCAGCGGGCCGTCGCAGTCCTGAAGGCATTCGATCGTGACGTGTTCAAGGGGATCGACAAGGGGTTGAAGCAGGCGGGTGAGGTGCTGCGGGACGAGGTCCGGGCGAACACTCCGTCGTCGGCTCCCCTGTCGAACTGGGGTCGCTGGAATGCGACCCGGACGTCGAAGGCTGGTGTCTCATCGACGAGGGATCTATCCTACAACGCGACGAAGGTCCGCACGGGGATCAAGGTCGTGACGTCGCAGCCGAAGCGGGAGACGACGGGAGGGAAGTTCCGGGTCGCGGTCGCAACGATGTCGCCGGCTGGCGCGATGTATGCGCTCGTCGGGTCGGCTAAGAAACGGTACGGGCAGGAGTCGTCGTATCGTGGCCGGTCGTTTGTCGACACCCTGAACAACAAGGCGGGCCGGAAGTATGCACGCGGATTGAATGAGGCAGCGAACAACAGGCCGGTGGTCGCTCGGGCGAAGGAGAAGGTCGCGGACGTGATCCGTGACGCGGAACGTCGAGCAGACAGAATCTTGGGGGGTCGACGCTGATGGCTATTGACATTGTTATCCAGGGCGATTACCGCGACCGTGACATTAAGCGGGCGCAACGCGACCTTGATCTATTGAAGACCCAGTCGGGGATCACTGGGTCGGCGTTCACGAAGATGTCGGCGATAGGTGTCGGCATGGGTGCGGCGCTCGGTGCTGCGGCGCTCAGTGCGGCAGCTGCAGGCGCACAGATGGCGATCGCATTCGGCGTCGACGGCGTGAAGGCGTTCATCCAAGACGAGGCGGAGGCAGCGAAGCTCGCGAAGACGATGTCGAATCTCGGCATGGAGGGCGCTACTGCTGCGGTCGAAGCCAACATAGACGCTCTCCAGCGGCAATTCGGCGTGTCGGACAGTCTTCTTCGTCCATCTATGGAGAAGCTCCTGAGGTCATTCAATGACGTCGGGACCGCCAGTCAGATGATGTCGTTGGCACTCGATGTCAGTGCGGGAACCGGCGCAACATTGGAAAAGACCGTCCAGGCGTTGACACGCGCAGCGGGAGGAAATGCGCTTTCACTCGGTCGGATAGCGCCGGAGCTGGACAAGAATATTCTGAAGTCTGGCGACATGAATGCGATCACCGCGGAGCTTTCGCGGACGTTCAGCGGGCAGGCGCAAACTGCGGCCGACACTTACCAAGGGCAATTAGCCCGGCTCGCGGTCGGGTTCGATGAGTTGAAGGAGTCTTTCGGGGCCGGGTTTATCAACGCTCTGGGCGCAACCGAGGGCAAGACAGGCGACCTCATGGTCGCGATGAAGAACCTCCAACCAGCGATGGAGGGCTTGGGCGCGGCGTCTGCGACAGTCGTCATCGGCCTAGCGAACCTCGTCACCGCATCGGACAAGGCATCAAAGTCCGGCAAGCGGCTACTAGATGATCCAAATTGGGACGACCTAGTCGATCTGTTGATTCAGGTGACTGGAGCCAATGAGAAACTGACGTCGTCATTCATTCAGGGCATCCCGATCATCGGGCCGTATATCAACATCGTTGCGCAGTTGACTGGAGCGTATGACAAGCTCGGGATCGCAGCAGGTCAGGCAGGCGACGAGCAGGCCACCGTAATCAACAGCGTCCCCACCACCTTCGGCGAACTCAGGCAGGTCATTTCTGGCACCGTCGGCGCGGCAATCGCGGCAGGCGAAGCGACCAGTACCTACGGCGGCAAACTCGTCGAGTACGGGGTGTCGGTTCAGAAGGTCGGTGGCAGTGCGGCGGCGGCGACTCCGAAGGTGTACAAGTATGCGGAGGCGATCAAGGCCGCGCAGAAGGCCACTGATGACGGCGTGAAGTCGTTCAACGACTACGCATCTGGTGTCTCCGAGTCGATCATGAAACTCCTCTCCATTGATGATGCGGCAACCCTGTTCGAGGAGCGGAACAGCCAGGTCAAGACGGCGCTGAAGGATCTAGTCGACTACCAGGCGACCCTGTCGACGGAGCAGACCGACGCGGAGAGGAAGAGGGTCACCGAACTTCAGGCGATCTACCAGGCGGCGCAGACGCAAGCCGCCGAGGGCGGGGCGTCGATCGTCGACACGTTCGTTCAGCAGGCGCAGAAGGTCAGCGAGTTCGGGACGAAGATGAGGCAGCTCCTCGCGGCCGGGTTGAACGAGACATCGTTCAAGGAGATCGCCGCGATGAACCTTGAGAACGGCACGAGGGTCGCTGACGCGTTCCTCGACGGCAACATTCAGGAGAACATCCGGCGGGCGAATGAGGCTGTCGGGTCGGTGAAGTCGATCGCGGATCAGGTGGGGCTGGATGCGGCGAAGCAGTTCGCGACCGCAGGTATCCAGATGGCTGTCGCGATGATCGAGGCGCTCCTTGAGGTGATCGGGCCGAAGGGGAAGGGCCGCAAGGCGCTCGCCGCGATGATGGACAGTCTCGCCGAGTCACTGAACCGCACGTCGTACATCACCGTGATCACGACGTCGTCGGGTCAGGGTGGGGTGACACCTGGCTCGACTCCGGCGATGAGTCCGGTGGAGGCGTCGAATCTCGCGGACTTCCTCGCGGGCGGCATCGGGTCACCTGTCGGCGGGTTCTTTCCCGGCTTCGCTAATGGCGGCCCGGTGATGGGCGGGAAGCCGATCATCGTCGGAGAGAAGGGGCCGGAACTGTTCGTGCCGGGCAGCAGCGGCAGCGTCGTCCCGAATAACGCGATGGGCGGGAACACGTACTCGATCACGGTGCAGGCGGGGGTCGGTGATCCTCGTGCGATCGGGCAGTCGATCGTCGAGTACGTGAAGAAGTTCGAGCAGGCCAACGGGCCGGTCTTCCGGGCCGCATGACGTTACGCGCCCAGATCGCCTTCGACCTGTCCTACACGACGGGCGTCAACTTCTTCACCCTCGACGACACCGATAAGGGCGTGCTCGACAACACTCAGTATGTCCTCGGCGGCGATGCCCTCATCGACGTCACGCAGTACCTGCGGAGCGTGCAGGTCGACAGGGGCCGTTCGCGGACGCTGGAGAAGTTCACCGCCGGGCAGTGCAACATCACCCTCGACAACCGGACGCGCATCTTCGACCCTACCTACGCGGCTGGACCGTATTACACGCAGATCCTCCCGAGGAAGCAGATCGTCATCGACAACGATGGCGAGGAGTTGTTCTCCGGGTTCGTTGAGGACTGGAACTTCGCCTACCCGTCCTCCGGGTTCGACGCCGTCGCTTCGGTGTCGGCGTCGGACGGGTTCACGATCCTCGCCCAGCAGACGATGACGGCCGGGACTCAGGTCGCGCAGTTGTCCGGGCCTCGCGTGACGGCTGTCCTTGACGCTGCGGGCTGGTCGAGCGTGAAGCGCGACATCGGGCCGGGCCAGTCCACCCTCGACGC